ATGATTTCATGGATACAGGAAAATATCTTGGTGCCCACGCAAATAAACGACTTTCAACCTATGTAAGCGAAGGTCATGAGGTTCATAAAACAAAATGGAAACACCCCAAGAAATAAAAGAAAGAAGAAACAAACTAACTGAAGCTGAAGTTACATCGTTAAGAAATTGTGTTACAATGATAGAATCTTTGATAGATTCTCCTGAAGTAACCTATACAAAACTTAGAGATGTAAATAACTTATATTCTGTTATTCGCATATTTAATGAAGCGTACAGTGAAAAAGTTATAAACCTTCTTAGAGAGGGAAATAGATTAAGTTAAGCACCAGCAGCATTTCTAGTGGTAGCAACAGAAGACCCGTTGATCCAGAAATCTAGTTGCATATCTTATTAACCAACCCCTCCTGTCATTTCTACCGCCGATGCAAAATCTGTTCCTGCTGAATAAGTAACATTATCTGGAATCTCACCAGTCTCAGTCATTTTAATATAATTATTTAGATTAGCATTTACCTCGGCAATATGAACATCTAGAGTGTCATAAGTTGTTCTAAAAGCTACAGTTGCACCTGTAGCGTCATAAATAGTTGTTTTCCAAACACTCGTCTTGTTACTGTATAGGTTTATATAATACCCGTTACCAGCAGAACCAGCCAAACTTCCAGAGGATTCTACTGTAATGTAGTTGTTAGTTCCATCAATTAAATCTGGAGACTCATTTTTAAACACTACTGACGCTGGTATTACTGAAGGTGAAGGGGACCCAAAAACCCCTACAAGCTTACCAGAAGACGATACATATTTACCATTTTGAGTTAGATAAGCCATACAAGTATCCTTATTAAGCCAGCCTCGATTAATAATATTATCAAAATCACAGTGTAGTCATATCTAAGTAAGCCTCGGATGCATCATCTCCAATCTTAAACTGAACATCAAACCAGTCTACATTGAAGACGAATGTATTTGAGGCTCCTGTTCCGTAATATGATCCGATGAAGGGAACCATTGAACCAGTAAGACTGTGACTGTAAGGTGATCCTACTGCTGTTCCATTGATGTAGAACTGAACATCCCATTCGGTTGAGGTGGCATTGTATTTAATATGAACTGCGAGTCTAAACCAAACATCCACATAATTACTCATAGGGTATGAAGCACCTAAATCAGTCACTGTAGGAGTTGAGCCACCACCTGAATCAAGTTGGGCGGTTTGAACATTAGTGTGTGCAATGTCGAAGTGCATATTAACATGATCTTCTGCATAAGTTTCATCGGCTGGTGGTGCTGTGTTATATGCAATTGCGTTGTTACCGTCCCAGTCAACAAATCCAATTGAGATTCCTCCTCCCGTTCCAGTCGAATCTGTAAGTTTAACTCGCGCCTCAAGAAGCATCTCATCTCCGTCAGCAGCATTAGCAGTTCGGAAGAGGTTTGGAATAGGCCAATATGTCCATCGGTCACCAGCACTGTTGAGAGTTCCTGCCACAGAGGAGCGAGTGTCATCATTGTAATCAATAACATCTACAACAACTCCATTTCCACCAGCAACCCAGAATGTGCCATCCTCTATATCTCGATTGTTTATAGAGTTTATAAAGCCTTCTCGGAAGTGATAAAGTGAACCTGATACTAATGGACTCTGAACCGAAGTTCCTCCTCCACCTCCTCCACCCCAGGTGCTTGAACTATTAAGAACAGTGTTGTAAGCAGAATCCCAATCTCTACAAGATTGTGGGAAATCTGCGTCAGTATATGTGGTGCTACCTTCCTTACGGAATTGATAACCCGTTGTGGCACTAAAAAGTAGATAGTTTCCTGCTTTGCTAACCAAGTTTCCAGAAGTTTCAATGCCATATCCAACTGAAGTGTCGCCTATAGTTCCTGTGTATGTGTCAGAAATAGTCTGTGTTTGTAAGTTTCTCGTTCCATCCACAAGAGCGTATTGTGTGTGATCATCATCAGACAATCCAGCTATCGACCCGTGATCAATACTAGCTACCGTGAAGTGCTTTGTTATATCGGCTATGTGGCTGTCTATTTGAGCGTGAGTGTTGGTTCCTATGTTGCTTAGAGCAGTGTGATCAGTAGTGTCATTATCAGTTGACCATGTAGACTCATTAGCTGCTATGTAAGAAGATAGTGATACGGTAGACCCTTCTACACTTGTAACGAGGCTGCTTAAGGCACTATTAGTAGATGATAGAACATATTGTGGATGGTCATTATCACCTAGACCAGCTATCGACCCGTGATCAATACTAGCTACCGTGAAGTGCTTTGTTATATCGGAAATGTGACTATCAATTTGAGCATGTGTGTTAGTTCCTATATTACTTAACGCAGTATGGTCTGTAGTATCATTATCAGTTGACCAAGTACCTTCATTAGCTGCTATGTAAGAAGATAGTGATACAGTCGATCCTTCAACACTTGTTACAAGACTACTTAATGCATTGTTAGTAGAAGAGAGAACATATTGAGGGTGATCATCATCTCCAAGACCTGTAAGTAATCCATGATCGGTTACGCCTGTTGCTGGAGTAGTATTAATCCAAGAACTGCCATCCCAGTTAAGACTTTGCCCAGTCGTAGGAGAACTAATAGAAGTATCAGTTAATCCAGATAACGCACCGCCTCCTCCTCCAGCCCAGCTAGATTCATTAGCAGCAATGTATCCTGATAGAGATACTGTGGATCCCTCTACGCTTGTTACAAGACTACTTAGTGCTTGGTTAGTAGAGGATAGCACATAATCTGTTCTTGGAACTATGCGTAAAAGGTCGGATATTGAAGGTTCATTACCGTCTACAAGATCAATTCTTGGTTGGAAGAATTGAACAACATCTCCTGTTCCTGCTGGGTTATTAAATTGGTAAGCCCTGATAGATTGTGCAACAGCAGAAGGGTCATCAAATACCAGATCAGATATAGCAAAGGAAATCTTTTCACCAGTAGATACTTTGTATATGCCTGTTTCCTGACGGGTACTGGGGCCTGTTTCAGTTTGATAAGCGTGTAGATAAGCAACAGCAAGATACCAGTCAGTGCTAGGCATCTGCCGATCACTTATGAAATATCTATTAGTAGCTCCTGTTCCTGATGCTGCTGGTGCCAATCTAATATCTACTCGATGATCACTAGTGGCCCCTTCTAGACTACTAAAAGCATAAGGTCCAAAGTATACGCTCCCACTAGCAGTATTTTCCTGCTTAATGAAACATGAGAATCTATATGTCGAGCTTGCATCCGCTGGGACTTTACCACTATTAAATCCTCCCTCTCCATTAGAAGCAACATCATCGTCAATAGCTTTCCAAATAATACTTTGATTTCCAAAAGGATCAGTATCAAACTCTCGAAGAGATGATGTGGCATTACTGTACCAACCAGTCGGAGCATTTTGATCACCACTTCCCTCTGTCCAAGGTTCAATGTAATGACCTACAAGTTCTTTGTTTACTTTACCGTCAATCTCAGCTTGTGTGCTGTTAGGAATATCATTGGTTCTACCAATAGATGTGACCTTGATTACACCATTGGACTCATGAGCCCTCATCACAATACCGACATTCTGAACCAGTTCATCTACTCCATTAGGTCTAGCATTTACCACCTTACCTGGAGTAGTTGGACTGACATATACAATAGTTCCCTCTGTAAACCCAGATGTGTTCAAACCATCAGCCTTACCAAAGGTGATTGCAATACCTTCTTCACCTACTGCTAAATCTTGAGATAGAATACCTAGAGCAGGCATTGCTGATGTCTGAGATGCATCTGCCAAAATGACATTTACAAGGTTCTGGTTGTGAGCACTCTCAATTGCAATCACATCACCTCTGCTCATTGGAGATGCATTTCCATTTCTAACACGCATCTCAGTCCTGTCATTATCAGCATTGATCCAGTTGGTGCCATCCCAGTTTAAATGCTGGTTAGCTGATAGATCAGTAAATGTTACATCTCCTAAACCAGATAAGGTGCTAACATCCGCATCTGCTGACCACATACCTTCATTAGCAGCTATGTAAGAAGATAAGGATACAGTGGACCCTTCAACGCTTGTTACAAGGCTGCTTAACGCACTGTTAGTAGAAGAGAGGACATACTGAGGGTGATCATTGTCCTCAAGACCAGTAAGTAAACCATGATCAACAGCACCCCCACCACCTATAGGAACAGCGTTCTGCCAGTCGTCTGTAGCAGAGAAATAAACTAAAGCTTGACCTTGTTCTGGTGAACTGATGTTAACATTAGTAAGACCTTCTAATGCATTAGCAACATTAGCCCAATAAACACCTAAAGCTGCACCAGCACTGGCAGTTAAAACTTGACCGTTAGATCCTTTACCAAGATCAGTATAAGATGATCCATCAGCTACGATGATGTTGCCTTTAGTATATGGAGTTATTGATAGATCCGTTTTCATTAGCGGATCTGTAATCCATCTATCCAAGAACGAACTATATCTTAAAACATCACCGTCAGAAGCAGCACTAGCATCTACATTAGCAAGATCATCTACATTGATAGGTCTTGGAACATAGGAGCTTACAGAGTCTTCGTAGATTAACATAAATCCCGCTGAAGGATCTATTATCGCTACATCAGCTAATGAAGACAGTGGAAGTCTTGATGGAACCCAATAATTACCATTCCATACAAGACTATCACCTGCCACAGGGTTTGAAGCTAAAGGTGCTCCGATAGCTACATCTAGAAGATTTGAAGAAAGAGTTAGGTTATTTATACCTATTAAATTAATTAATTGTCCTACGCTAGAGACCCCAGTCCCACCGTGCTCAATACCAAGAGTATCTCCTGATTGAAATTCTCCAATCGTAGGTATTCCAGATACTGTTAGTAGCCTTAAAGGTATTCTATCTGTCATGATATATTATATACCTTATAAGAATAAGGTATATCAATTACCTCTAGAGGATCTAGAATCTTTTAGATTGTTTGCCACCTGAACAACACCATATCTTACAGCATAGACTATTGTTCCAGCAGTATTATGTGATATCTTTACTTTACTAGTAAAGTCTGGAGAAGCTAGGGAAAGAATAACAACTCCTATATTTGCACTAGCTAATGATCCAACAATTCCTGAAGTATCATTAAGAGTTATTGTGGCTGCTGTTGGCATATCAGCGTATGCTTTAGCAGTTGAGATATCAGGAACCACCATGAACATGGTACCACTAGCGTTTCCACTAACAGGCTCAACTGCAATGTAGTTACATTCTAGTGCTACTCCAGATGAATCATGTAAAGTAACCTCTACAGCACCTGTGCCTGTAATGCTAACATACTTACTAAAAGGTCTATAAGTTTCTCTCATCATTCATCTCCTAGGTCAGGTCCTGAGATTAAGTCTTCTAGGTCAGATAAACTCTTCATAAGATCGGAGGTATTACCGATTGAAGACTCATCTTCCTTTAGCTTCTTCTTCTCGCCTTTTTCTTCTTCCTCACTCTCATCTTCCTCTTCTTCATCATCCTCTTTTTCATCTTCCTTTTTAACCTTCTCGTCTTTTTCAAGAACTAAGGTATCAAGAATAAAGGAAACGAAGTCCTCCTCGCTTTCGATAGACTCATTAAGAGAGAAATCAGATCTTACAGAGTTCTCCTCGTAGATGTCAGCAAGGCCAGACTCCGAGAAGAGATACTTAAGACCTTCATTAACATCAATGGCTTCTACACCATTCTTACCCTTTAGCATCTCAGACATGTTAAAGAGGCACTCCTTAATAACACTACCTCTAGGAGCCAGCTTGGAAAGGCTTTCAAAGATAAGTGATTGAGTGTTAAGAAGAGTCTTAAAGGTTGGAATCTCCTTGACATTGTTAAGGTTGATACCGTACTTCTCCTGAAGTAAGTTTGAAACAAGAGCCTTAAGAGGCTTCTTCATTTCAAATAGTTTACCTGTGAACTCCTTGAGATCACCTTTGGTGTAGTGTACATTCTCATGAAGAGTATCAAGGTTGTTCTTGATTGTGTTAGATAGTTGCTTCTTAGAGATGAGAGCAATGTAAGGAATGTCAACAAAGCACTCTACAAGAGCCTTTTTAATCTCAGCAGTATCCTCTTCAAATATTTTAAGAGATAAATCAGATACTTTAGGCTCAGTAACCCAAACAGTATCAAAGGATTTCTTTGATTCTAGTATCTCTCTCTTCAAAAGCTCCTGAGAGCAGATCATCTCGTAGATGTCTCTTGATTCCTTGATTGGGAAACTAAGAGAAGTTCCTTCCTCGATCTTCTCAAGGTCAACTCTTGGAATATTAAAAGCATTCGATACAGTGTTTGAAAGCTTAATGGCATTTCTAATCTCCTGTATTCCCTGGATCTTCTCTTTGTTGTCCTTTATGAATTGAGAAATGTTTTCTGAAAGTTCAAGGAATCTTCCAAACTCTTGAGTCTCAAGAATATTGAAAGTCTTGTTGAACTGCTCAGACTTCTCACGAAGCTTACCAACAGTTTCGTTGAACTTTACTTTTTGAGTCCAAGAGTCGATGATATCATCAAAGATGCTACCAGCCTCGACTAACTCGTCGGAGTAAACACTCTCTACAAAGCAAGAAATTTGATTCCGTGAGGCAGAATCAAATTTATCCTTGTCTGAGAAGATCTCGCCACTTTCAACGACGATATTATCAAAAAGAATCTCGTCTGTAAAATAGTAGTTGCCCTCTATGACTAAACCACTCTCTGTTACGAAAGTGGCTAGGTTTTCAGAGTCATCCACCGAGAATAGACTAACATTCTCTCTAATTGAGTAACCTAAATTGTCAGCTAACATGTTTAGGTTTGTGACTTTCTTATTTCTTTGATCAAAGAATTTTTTCATGACTTTTTAAGTAAATTCTCTATTTATATAGCTTGGTTAATCTTTTCAGATTTTATTATTTAGTTTTATTTCTTAGAATTCTAGATATAGCCTTGTATTTTGGTGAACTAGGACCTTCTTCCATTAAATATCGGTTTTTGAGTCTTTCTAGTTCTTCATTTTTACTTTTAGCTGCTTGTTGAGCTTGTTGTTGGTCTAATTGAGCCTGTTGGGCCTGCTGTTGCATGTTTGCATTGGTTTCAATATCGGTTTCAGCCTGAGTTTGAGCTAATTCTTCTTGATTAGACTGTTCTTGCTCTGCTTGAAGATCCTTTTTAAGCATTTCAATCTCAGTATCGGTCATATCATAGAATTCTTTGTAGATATAATCCTGTGGGAACAGCCCAGTCCCGATTACAGCCTGCACAACGCGAGCTTTTGTCTCATCAATCTGCAATTTGCGTGTAATGAAGACATCAGAAGGGTCAGGAAGCCTAATTTTTACATCATTTATGATTGTTTGAGGGTATCCTAACATAGATAAGTGCTTTTTGGCTATCTCAGTGAAGCCAACAGCTACCGATTCTTGCACTCTCTTGATGACGCGAGCAAATTTTACATCAAGTTGGCTCAAGTTAGCCTTTCTCTCAGGAGATTTGTCGAATTCAACGATGTAATCCTTTGGAATTTTAAGGGTTGCGAGTAATTTATCGCGGAAATACTTGACATCATCAACCTCACCAAGGTTTTGAGCGCCTGGAAGAGTATCAATCTTAGTTCCTTGGTTGCCTCTAACAGGTACAAAGAAGTCTTCATCGACTGCAAGAGGGTTGTAACGACCATCAACCTTGTTTTGGTTATGGAATTTCTCCTTCTTGAACCGAGTTTTCATTGTCTCAATGAAGTGTTCAGCCTTTGAAGCAGGAAGATTACCTACATCGACATAAAAAATGCGTCTCTCAGGTGCTCTGGAAAGGCGATAAACAAGCATTGCGTCTTCCATCAGCTTCAGGGAACGATAAACACGGATAGCACCAGCAAGAATAGACTTACCATAAGGGTAATACTTAGGATCAGAGGTGTGAAGTCTAAAGTGAACGATCTGGTTTCTATCTAGTTCGATGTATTGAGACTTACCCTGGTACATGTAACCAGGGGCAGAGTTCTTTTCAGGGATCTCTTGAAGGAAGGTTTGTAGTCTACCGAACTTATCTTCCAACCTAATGATAAAATAAGGGTTTAGGATCTTGATCTTGTGAATGCCTGCTGCCATATCAAGAGCATTGGCTACAACCTCAACAAAGGCATCACCAAACTTGCAAGAGTTTCTAAAGATATCCCAGTAGTATTGGTCTAGCTTAACTTTTTTGAATAGATCTTCAACCTCTTCTATAGCATCAATACTATCTGAATCAACGATCCATAATTTATTTCTAGTGTCTTTTTGAGTACAGTCATCAGCGTAAATATCAAGAGCAGCAGTGATCTCAGGATAATCATCCATTTTCTCATACTCGTCATACCTCCGCTTTCTGTTCATCTCAGCCTCTACAATGAAAGGCTGATTTCTACTGTAAGACATTAAAGGCTGACGAGGATCTTCGATACCCGCAGGGTTAAGGATAACATCACCCTCAAACCTTCTAGGATCTCCGCTCATTAAAAGCTTATTCTGAGCCTTTGTAGCAAAGAAGGTAGAGAACACACGGGACATATATCCTGTGCTATACATGTTCTGAACACCTCCATCGGCAAGAGGTGTCCAAGAGGTCATGCCTGGACCAGCGTTCTCGTTTATTTGATTACCCATGTTATGTCTTCCTCTTTCTGACCACCTGTAGTCATGATTCTAAATTGCTTTAATGGCATGGGAGGCATCTTATCTTTAGAAGGATTAAATTTAACTATCTCAGGGTTATCTTCTCGATACCTTCTTCCACCATAAATAGATAGTGCTAAACTCATCACAAGGTCATCATTTTGTCCAGTATCTGCTTTAACCTTTCCGTTCTGGCTTATAATGAAGGTATTAAGCTCCATAACAGTTCTCTTGGAATTAATTTTAACCTCGCTCATCCTAATAGCTTCTTCCATCTCGACTAGGATAGTATCACGATTCTTAGCTGTTATCTGCAATCCCATCTGCTGTTTCTCGTCAAACCAGACATTCTCATACTCAAGCTGATCGAATAAGTAATCAAGTAAATTATTACCTATGGTGTTTCTCTCAACAAGAACCGGACATAAATTATAATAGTTGCCCTCATCGAAACATATCCTAGCAAACTCGTTTATGGGTGTAGTATTTGAGTAGAACTCAGCCACCTGCTCACCTGAATAAAGATCAATAATTTGGAAAGCAGAATAATCACGCCCACGACCCAATGCCACATCGACCGCCATAAAGTATGTCGAGTTAGGGTCTGGATCTTTCCACACATACATTCGGTTATTGTACTTGCGATAGAAGTTATCATTTATGTTCTCCGTAAGTGCCTGTAATATCTGACCCTCAATAAAGGTATCACCTGTACCAAGGAATTCACATTCGTATTCCTGTAACCATTTCTTGTGGCTAATGTTAGCGCGTGTAGTAGGTTCCCACTCATCTATATCCATAGGAGGGTCACGCTGTTCCATCTCCTTATAGAGCCACTCAAAGCCTTCTACACGATTGTACTCAGGATGGTCCTGCCATCCTATCTGGATTGGGTTAAATGCGTTAGCGCCGTCCACAGCGCGTGTCCATGTATCGTAATACCAGTTACCAATACCGTTAACAGTAGATAACACAAAAGCCCGACCACCAGTAGAGATGATAGGATAAACAGCAGCCCAAATTGTATCAATGTGTT